TTTATCTCTTTACATTCCTTCAAGCGGTTCAAGAAGAAAACCATTACTGTGGTTTGATGAAGAAAAAGGAATAAACCGAGTTTTAAGATATTCACCCAATCAAAAGTCTCCATTTGAAGATGAGCAAGATGAAAATGTTGTTCGTGTTCCTATTGAGTTTGAAGATGGTTTCCTTAGAGTTCCTAAAACCAATCCTGTATTACAGCAGTTTTTATATTACCATCCTTTAAATGGAAAACGATTTGTTGAGGTGGATAATGAAAAAGATGCATCTAAAGAATTAGAGCGAATAAATGTAGAAGCAGACGCTCTTATAGAAGCTAGAGGTTTAACTGTAGACCAATTAGAAACTATTGGTAGAGTTATACTGGGAGCAAACGTAGAAAAGATGAGCACCTCTGAGTTAAAAAGAGATGTACTTATTTACGTTAAAAGATATCCAGAAGAATTTCTAAGACAAATTAATGACCCTCTATTAAAATTGCAATCAAACGTTCAGTTGTTTTTTGATAAAGGATTACTGTCTTTTAGAAACAAACAAAAAGAAGTTTGGTTTAATACTAGTACTAACAAAACCAAGATGTTAACTGTACCATTTGGAGAAGACCCAATGTATATTGTTTCTTCATTTTTACAAAGCGATGATGGTATAGAAGCATTGAAAATGCTAGAATCCATGCTTGAAGATTAAGCGTGAGTGTTTCATCTGAAGAGAGGTCAAAAATAATTGACCTCTTTTTTTTTGCTTATCTTTGTAAAAAAGAAAGCGATGATAAATTCTGTTAGAAATACAGTTCTTGCTATCCTTAATAAAAATAATTATGGCTATTTATCGCCATCTGATTTTAACCTATTTGCTAAGCAAGCACAGTTAGATATTTTTGACGAATACTTTATTGGTTACAACAACGTAATTAATAAAGAAAATGGCCGTGTGTCTGGAACAGACTACGCAAATATAAAGAGAGGATATGATGAAGTTATAAATACTTTTTCAGTTACCGCTAGTTTAGCTAAAAGCGCCGCTAATATCTATCAAGTGCCAACCACAGCGACTACCGGTTCAGAATATTATTTATTAAACAAGATTTTAATATATAGCACAGTAACCTCTTCGGGAACTACCACAGCTACAGGAGGAGGTAATACGGCCCTTATAGACTCTAGTGCTACTTTTCAAACTGATGGAGTGGCAGCAGGGGATACTGTATCTATTGTAATTAGTGGCTCTGTGGTAACTAATTTAACAGTACAGTCTGTAACTAGTCAAACACAGCTTATTGTAAATGCGGCTTCTCTAACAGCTTCAGGGCTGTCTTATTCAATTTACAAAGCAGTTAATTTAAAAAATGAAGCAGAGTCGGTTAGCCATAGCAAGATTACAATGCTAAGTAAATCTATGTTAACTGCTCCAAACACTACTTTCCCAGCATATACTCAAGAAGGAACACTACTTACATTGTACCCATCAACTGTTACGGAGGTGGGAAGAGTGGTTTCTCAATACATAAGATACCCAAGAGACCCCAAGTGGACATACATATCATTAAGTGGAGGCGCTCCTGTGTTTAATCAATCTCAGTCTGACTATCAAGATTTTGAACTTCCTGAGGATGATGTTAATAATTTAGTGGCTCGTATTTTACAATATGCTGGACTCTCTATAAGAGAGATACCGACTGTACAATTTGGACAGGCTTTAGAACAACAAGAAAATTTAGAACAATAAGATGGCTTATATAAATCAGAAGAAATATTATACTAACGATGGCACGAGTCCAACTAATGAGAACTGGGGTTCTTATCAATATGTAAGTCTTGAAGATATTGTAAATAATTTTCAGCTTATGTATAGCGGAAACCATTCGTTAGTTAATAACGAAGAGCGATATAAAATATTGTTTCACGCTAAACGAGCAATACAAGAATTAAACTACGATGCTTTTAAAGAAGTAAAAGCGTTAGAGTTAACAGTATATGATGACTTAAAATTTATTTTGCCTCCAGATTATGTAAACTGGATTCGCATATCTCTTTATAAAGATGGATGGATTAGACCACTGACAGAGAATATTCAGGTAAACTCAGCTACTTCTTATACTCAAAGTTCTAGTGTTCCTGATTTTACAGGGAATGATGCTACAATACAGACATCTCAACTAGATACAGATAGATTAGATGGTAATCAAAATAGTATTTATTTAAACCAGGTAAATGCTGAAGACCAAGTTCCTCAAGATACTCAAGCAAATTGGTATGCAGATTATACAATAGGAGCTCGTTATGGTTTAAATACAGAGACTGCAAACATAAATCCTACATTTAGAATAGATAAAAAAGCTGGAGTTATAAATTTTGATTCTACAATGGCCAATGAGCAATGTATCTTAGAGTACATTTCTGATGGTATGGAGAATGGAGACGACTCTAAGGTTTCGGTAAATAAACTTTTTGAGGATTATGTATACGCTTATGTAGAATACGCCATCTTAAATAGTAAGTTTAATGTTCAAGAATATATTGTAAATAGAGCTAGAAGAAGAAAAACAGCTTTGTTGAGAAATGCAAAAATAAGACTAAGCAATATACATCCTGGAAGATTGTTAATGAATCTAAGAGGAGGAGACAAGTGGATTAAATAACATGGCGAATATTCAAAGAAACTTTACTGCTGGCCGTATGAATAAAAGCCTTGATGAAAGGCTTGTACCAAATGGTGAATATGTAAACGCATTAAATATAAGGTTAGGTTCAACTGAAGAATCTGAAGTAGGTTCTTTAGAAAACTCTAAGGGAAATACGCTTTTAACTACTTTAGCGTTTAGCGGATATCAGTTAAGCAACAGTGCTAGATGTATTGGTGCTTATCAAGATGGTGCTAATGAAACTTTATATTGGTTTATACACGACCCAGCTTTTACAGCAAGTCCAACTGCTAAGTTAGATTTAATTGTTTCTTATAATACCACAGACAACTCAACAACTTACCATGTCATAAGTACTAATGATAGTGGGAATATTAATACCACATTAAATTTTAGTCCTTATCATTTAATAACTGGAGTTAATTTAGTTGAAAATCTATTATTTTTTACAGACAATTATAATCCTCCTAGGGTTATAAACGTAAATAGAACGTATCAGTCTCCTTCAGGAGCTCCAAATTATATTGACGGATTTACTGCTGAATCTTTGTTGGTAATTAAAAAACCACCTGTTGCTGCTCCAGCAATTCAAAAGTTGAATTTACCTGGGCAACAAGATGATTTTTTAGAAGATAGATTTATTTCTTTTGCTTATCGTTATAAATATGAAGATGGAGAATATTCAGCTACATCTCAATTTAGCGAAGATGCATTTATTCCATCAGCTTTTTCTTTTAGCTACAATAGCTATTTGAATGAAGGAATGAAAAATACAGTTAATGCATCTGTAATTACTTTTAATTCTGGAGGCTCTCTAGTAAAAGGAATAGAGCTTTTGTTTAAAGACTCAACAACTTCTACAATAAAATCTATTGAATATTTAGACAAGGCTAATCTAGGATATGCAGATTTTACTGATTATAATTACACTTTTAGTAATAGCAAAATATTTACTCTTCTTCCAGCGTCTGAAATTTTAAGGCTTTATGATAATGTTCCTAAAACAGCCAAAGCCCAAACTGTTATGGGCAATAGATTGGTTTATGGAAATTACAAGGAAGGGTATGATTTAGTAGATAAATTTGGAGAAGCTCTTAAACTTGAATACATAACTTCTTTACAGAGCGAACAAATATCAACCACTACTCTTTTAGATTCTAGTGGAGATGGATATTATAGTATAGGTCCAACTCCGGTTACAGTAAACAGAGCTACTTTATATATAGACCTATCTAATCCAGACGGAACTATAATGGATTTAAGTGCTGGCTCAAGTATTAGTTTAGATTTTACTATTAGTCACAGTCAGTTTACAGGAAATACACCTTCAGCTACAACTTCAAATGTTGAGTTAACATTTGATTATACACTACCAGTAGACTTTGCTAATGTGTACTCATTAGCTACTAGCACTGATTTTGTAGAAAAAGTAGGGACTGCTCTTAACATAGAGCCAATGGCTACCGCGTGTAATGGGTTTACATTGACAGACCAATTTAATTGCGCTCTTCCGTATACATTAGGAACTTACACAAAAACTGATAGTGGTATAACGGCAGGTGGAGTGCCGATAGCGATAATATCATCTCCAGGCAATAACACTATTGGATTTCAGTTTGTAGCAGCGCAATATGTAGATGGCGCAAATAATGCTTATGAATTTTATGAAGTAGTTAGTGCTACTGGTTATTTAAGAAATTCTGATACAGTTAGAAGTTTGCATAGTAATAGAGGCTATGAGCTAGGTATTGTATATATGGATGAGTTTAATCGTTCATCTACCGCATTGGTTAGTCCAAGCAATACAGTTCAAATCCCTTGTGCAAATTCTATTAATAAAAACTCAATTAGAGTAACAATACCAACTACCCAATTAGCTCCAGCTTGGGCAACTCGTTATAAGTTTGTTTTAAAACCTTCTGAAACAACTTATGAGACTATTTACTCTAATATTTATTATAACGACCCAGCTAGTAATGCAACTTACTTTTTATTAGAAGGCGAGAATGCAAACAAAGTAGAAGAAGGTGATAGATATTTTGTAAAAGCTGATAGCACGGGTCCTATTTTAAGATGTGTCCAGGCTACCGTTTTAGAGAAAGAAGCAAAATCAGAAGGATTTATTGAGCCTCTTGATGATAGTGGAAATGTAATCGTTGTTCCGGCTGGAACATACATGAAAATAAACCCCAATAATTTTGCTACTGAAAGAGGGGATAATGACATTATTGCTCCAGGTTCGTTAACAGAAATTAAAGATGTTGCTGAACAGTACCCAATTTTAGCATATCCAATGAATCTTAATGTACCTGACCCAGATATTCCGGGAAGTACATATACTGATTACAATGTACCTTCTGGCAGTAGAATTATAATGTCTATCAGACAAGAAAGACTTGGCCCTGGAGACGGCAATGGCAAGTGTGAAAGAAGAATTAGTCAATTAGATGTTGAGCTTATATCTTCTAGAACTTATGACAATATGCAAGATTGGTGGAATTTCGACAATGTTGAAGAAGTTTTATCAAGAGCGGTTACTGAAGTTGGTGGAGATGCAGGAAGTATAACGAATACATACGAATCTGCCGTTGCAGCAACTAAAGAAGACATATCTACTTCTGAGGGAACTAACTATTATAAGTTCTTCAGAGATTTAACTACAAATGAATTAGCTTTACTTATCACAGGAACAGTTCGATGTGGGGGAGTAGCATCAAGAGAAAAAAGACGCTCTACAGTTACTGCAGATTTTCAAATTTACAGAGCAGATAGTTTAGTTGTTTTTGAAACACAGCCTACAGAAGCGTTGCCAGATGTGTGGTATGAAAACCATTTATCATTTCCAATTGATACGGACGGAATGCATTCTGGGAATGTTCAAAACCAAACTTCTAGTCAATCTGCAATTATAAATACAGAGTTTGCGGATTGTTATGTTTTTGGAAATGGTGTTGAAAGTTACAAGATACTAGACTCTATAGCTGGAAAAACTTTAAGTATAGGTCAAAGAGTTACTTCTACTTCAAATGTAACTTATAAAGAAGCAAATCGGTTTGCTGATTTAACTTATAGTGGTGTTTATAATGACGAGACCAATGTAAATAAATTAAATGAATTTAATCTTGGGTTGGCTAATTTCAAACCACTAGAAGATTCATTTGGCACAATACAAATATTATACGGAAGACAAACAGATATTTTAGTATTACAAGAAGATAAAATATCTTATGTACTTGCTGGTAAAAATTTACTTAGTGATTCTGCTGGAGGGGGAGTTGTATCTTCTATTCCTGAAGTATTGGGTACTCAAATAGCTCGTATAGAGCAGTATGGTATTAGTGAAAACCCAGAAAGTTTTGCGGCTTGGGGAGCTAATAAATATTTTACAGACGCAAAGCGTGGAGCTGTAATAAACTTAATAGGAGGGGCATATAATAATGAAGAGCTTCGGATTATTTCAGAAGCAGGGATGCGTTCTTGGTTTAGAGATTTATTTATAGAAACATTTCAAACTAATAAGCTAGGGGGATATGACCCCTATATGAATGAATATGTTTTGTCTTCAAATATTCAACTTCCAATACCGGTTGAGGAATGTTTTGATTGTGATTCATCAAGAAATATAACCCTTCCTGTTGGAGAAACAGTAACCTACTGTGTTAATGTTGGAGAACTTTTAGGAAGTGTAGATATTGATTACACAATAACTGCCGATTCATATCCTAACATAATATCTGAAACTGGAGACAATGTTATTACAGAATTATTAGGAGCTGAAATGATTTTAGAGTCTCCATTTAGCGACATATATTACACTATTACAGCTGTATATAATGGAGTTACCTATACTACTGGAGCCGTAAACAATAGCGGTACGTTAACAATAAATAAAAATGTAGTTAATGCTTCAACAATTCAAATTTCTGTAAGCCAAAATGGAACTACCGCCGAAAGCATTGGTATTTATACAGGATGTCCACAAGCGTCTCAAATAACATTATTTAACGTAGCTATAACCAGTAGCGCAAATGCTGGTGAATTTATAACTAACGAATACAGATGGACAGGCGGAAGTTATAACTCTCCATTACACTCTAATCAAATACAATTTTCAAGCAGCACACTTAATCCTATTGTTTCTCAATATATTAGCGTATCGGGATATCAAGGCTCTAGTGTAATTCCAGGAAATGGAGATACAATAAGCATTATAAGCAGAAAACAAAGTACTGATACGTTTAATTTTGATATTACTAAAAATAAATTAAAGTATCTAAGAACAAATACTTATTATCCAAACACACCCACTGGCATAAATGCGCTATTAGCAGCGGCAACAAATGCTACACCAATAGTACAACAAACAAGTCCAAGTCAGTATTATGCAAATTTCACTATGCCAAGCACGAGTGAAAGCTATTTGTAT